ATCGAGGCCGACTCCCCGTTCCGTGCGCTGCTGCCGATCCTGGCCGAGATCGAGTGGCTCACCCGGCACGTGTTCGCCCAGATCACCTCACGGCTGGCGGGCAGCGGCATCCTGATCATGCCGCAGGGGATGACCTTCCCGCCGCCCCCGGAGCACCAGAACGCCGACGGCACCACCTCCCCGGCCACCCCGGCCAACGACGCGGACGCCTTCATGGCCACCCTGGCCGAGGCGATGATGACCCCGATCGAGGACCCGTCCTCCCCCAGCGCCATCGTGCCCATCGTGATCACCGCCCCCGACGACGTGATCGACAAGGCCCGGCTGCTGACCTTCTGGAGCGAGCTCGACGCCGCCTCGATGGGCCTGCGCAACGAGGCCATCCGCCGGTTCGCCCTCGGCATGGACCTGCCGCCCGAGCAGGTGCTGGGGATGAGCGGCACCTCCACCGGGGCCTCGTCCGGCACAGTCAGCCACTGGGGCGCCTGGCAGGTCGAGGAGTCGACCATCAAGCTGCACATCGAGCCGATGCTCGACGTGATCGTGAACGGCCTGACCGTCGGCTACCTGCGGCCTCTGCTGGCCGAGACCGACTCCTCGGTGGTCGCCTACAACTCCACCGCCCTGCGGCTGCGCCCCGACCGCAGCAAGGAGGCCTTCGAGCTGTACGACCGGGGGCTGATCACCGCCGAGGCGCTGCTGCGGGAGAACGGCTTCAGTCCCGAGGATATGCCCGCCCCCGACCAGTTCCAGCGCTGGCTGCTGATCAAGGTCGCCTCCGGGTCGGCCACCCCCGAGCAGGTGCAGGTCGCCCTCGGCATCCTCGGTGTGGACCTGGGCCCGGTGGCCCTGCCCGATGCCATTCCACGTGAAACACGACCCGACCCCTCCATCGAGGACCACCCCACCCGACCGCGCACGCCGGACGAGAACGCCCTGGTGGCGGCGAGCGAGGCGCTGGTCTTCCGGGCCCTGGAGAGAGCGGGCAACCGGCTGCGGCAGAGCGTGGCCAAGCCCCCCGGTGTCCCGGCGTACGAGACCCACCTGTACGTCCAGGCCAACGGCACCGCCGAGAAGATGCTGGAGGATGCCTGGTCCTGCGCACCCCAGGTGCTGGAGGGCATCGCGGACTCCAAGACCGTGGTGCCGGTGCTCACCTCGTACTGCGTCTCGCTGATGAAGGAGCAGTCCCCCCACCGACGCGACCGGCTGGTGAACTGGCTGCGTCTGGCCGAGCAGGTCTCCGCATGACTGCCCCCTACGACGAAGGACCGAACTGGGACAAGATCTTCCTCCAGTCCACCTGGGCCACGCGCACCGTCGAGTTCATGGTGGGACCTGAGGGGGTTGAGGCGCTCTCCTCCATTGAGTTCGCGGCCCGGCGCCGGACGGCCCAGGACGAGGCCATCGCCTTCCTGCTGCCCGAGGTGAAGGACTTCATCGAGCAGGGGCCAGATGCCGTCGGGGAGCTGGCCGAGAAGCTGACCCGGCTCTACCTCGACACCTACCTGGGCGAGGGCGGTGACCGGAAGGCCCGGACGGCGGCGTTCATCCGCTCGCTGCGGAGCGTCCTGTCCCACACCGAGCCGGACTCCGACCCGACCACCGCGGCGACCTGGCTGGCGGTGGCCACCATCAACGCCGCCACGCTCCAGGCCGGTGTCGACGACCCCCGTCCGATCCTGCTCAAATGGACGACGATGCACGACAAGAACGTCCGCGAGGCGCACGCCGCGGCCGACCGGCAGCGCCGCCCCGCCGGTGCGCTGTTCCACGTCGGTGGCGAGAATCTGCTCTACCCCGGTGACCCCCGGGGGTCGTTGGAGAACACAGTGAACTGCCGGTGCGTACTGCAGCCGGTGCCGTTCTACGGTCCGGAGGCTGCCTCCCTGGCCGCTGCCGCTGCGAAGGAGATCGACATGCCCCTGGAAGCCCCCCTCGCCTGGCACGGCGTGCTCGCCCCGGAAGGGATCTGGTCCGGTGACGGCCGCCGGTTCGCCCTGGACTCGCTGCGCAACCGCGACCTGCCGCTGCCGCTGACCTGGCAGAAGGCCTCCGGTGAGGGCCACAACGGCTCCACCGTGGTGGCCCGGATCGACTCCATCGAGCGTGTCCCCGGCGAGGACGGCACCTCGCTGATGCAGGCCGAGGGGATCTGGATCGACACCCCCGAGACCGACGAGGTGGTGGGCCTGCTGGCTGAGTTCGGCCGGTTCGGGGTGAGCGTGGACGCCGACGACTCCGAGTTCGAGTTCGACGAGGAGTCCGGCCAGGTCACCTTCACGTCCGCCCGGATCGCGTCCGCCTCCCTGGTCTCGATCCCGGCGTTCGCGGAGGCCTGGATCGCGCTGGGCACCTGGGCCGACGCCGAGGCCGCGTTCCCGCCCGAGAAGGAGGGCGCTCCCGCCGAGGAGGACGAGGGACCCGAGGAGGACTGCGACCCCGACGCTCCCGACTACGAGGAGTGCCTGGCGGCCAAGCAGCGGGACAAGGAGGGCGACGACGAGCGCTGGGAGAAGGTGGACCCGGAGGCCAGTGGGGCGACCGTCGCGGTCTCGGCCAGCCAGGGCACGACCGGCGGTCCGGTGGAGATGATCTCCGACGCCGCCTGGGACGGCTCTGCGGGCCGGTTCTCCCCCGAGCAGTGGAAGTCCTCCTGCATCCTGCACGTCTGCACCGGGGACGAGAAGTCCTGCCACAAGCTGCCGATCAAGGAGCCGGGCGGGGCGCTGTCGCGGGCCGGGGTCCATGCCGCAGCGTCCCGCTTCAACCAGGTGGACGCCCCGACCGAGGCCAAGGCCAGTGCGGCCCGCTCGCTGCGCGGTGCGTACAAGCAGCTGGGCGAGGAGCCGCCAGACGCCATCAAGGCGACCCTCCAGGCCGCCGAGTCGTTCGGTCGCGGGCCGGGCTGGGTGACCCACCCCGCCGACACCAAGCGCATCCACGACTACTGGACCAAGAAGGGCGAGCCGGGCTACGCCAAGATCGACTGGGGCGTGCCCGGAGACTTCAACCGCTGCCGTGCCCTGGTGGGGGAGAAGATCGCGGCCAACTCCCCGGAGGATGTGCGGTTCCTCAACCAGATCTGCGCCCAGTGGCACCACGACGCCATCGGCTTCTGGCCCGGTCGGGCTCCCTCGGAGCAGTCGCTTAGTCAACCTAAGGAGGGGACCCCGGCACCGGCCCTCTCGCTGGTCGCCGCGGGTGCCATCAAGGCCCCGGCTGCCTGGTTCCAAAACCCGAACCTGGCGGGCCCGACCCATCTCCAGGTGACCGAGGAGGGCCGGGTGTTCGGCCACATCGCGGAGTGGTCGTCCTGCCACATCGGCTACGAGGGGGTCTGCGTCGCCCCGCCGGAGAGCGAGAGCGGCTACGCCTACTACGCCAGCAAGTCGGTGCTGCTGGACGACGGCACCTCCGCTGCGACCGGGGTCATCTCCCTGGGCGGTGGGCACGCCGACGGGCGGCTGGGCCTGCGTGCCGCCATCGCCCACTACGACTCCACCTCGACCGGGGTGGCCGACGTGGCCGTGGGCCAGGACGAGTTCGGCATCTGGTGTGCGGGCTGGATGCGCCCGGGCTGGACCGAGAGGCAGGCCTACGACCTGCGGGCCTCCGACATCTCCGGGGACTGGCGCGAGGTGCGCCCGGGCCAGATGGAGCTGGTAGCCGCACTCGCGGTCAACGTCGCTGGCTTCCCCACCGTCGCTGTGCGGGACCGGGTGCAGGTGGCCCTGGTGGCCGCGGGCGTGGTCGCCAAGCACACCGAGGACGACCCGATGTCCGCCGTGGTGGCGGCCGTCGTGGCAGCGTTGGGACGACGGGACAAGATGGCGGCACTCCGCCAGAGAGTAGGAGTCTGAGCATGGCCTGCAATTGTTCTAAGAAGACCGCCCAGAACACCGTCTGGGTGTTCACGTCCAAGGACGGCACCACCACCAAGGAGTACTCCAGCGAGATCCAGGCGCGGGCGGCGGTGGTGAGGGCGAACGGCGGCAAGGTGGTCGCCCGGGCGAAGTGAGCGGCAACACCGGTTACGCCGGGGGGACCCGAGGCGCTGATCCGGTCCCGGCGCGGCAGTCCACGGCGCCGGACGGCTCGACCGTGCTGGGCACCGAGGACGACTACACCACCGACCCGAGCACCGACGAGAGGCCGCCCAGTGAGGAACCGGTCGAACGCGACGACCGGGACGAGGTGGAGTGATGGCCGTCAGCAAAATCCCGGCTGGCGTCAAGCCGAACGTGAAGTCGATCTGCGCCGAGGTGGTGGACGCCAACCCCAACCAGGTCCGCAACGTGTGGGGCTACACGACCACCGAGGACCACAACAACCGCAAGTGCGTCGACTACATGATCTACACCACCGCAGGTGGTGACCAGGTGGCGAAGTACCACCTCGACAACAAGGTCCGGCTGCGGGTCGACCTGATGATCTGGAACCGCCGGATCATCCGCTCTTACGCGAAGCCAGGCATCCCGGCCTGGACGTGGGCGCCGTACTCCGGCAAGAGCCCGCACACCGACCACCCGCACGTCCAGTACAAGGACGGCGCCTACGTCCCGCCGAAGGACGTCATCCACCCGAAGAACCCCAACGGCGTGGCCAAGGGCCAGAAGGTCAAGGTGACCGCCAACGGTGGGCTGCACGCCCGGACCTCACCCGGTGGGCCGCTGACGCTGGACAAGGACGGTGAGCCGCTGGTCCGCGAGGAGGGCTACGAGTTCACCATCACCGCCGACCTGGTGAACGGCTGGGCCACCGGCGGCCACAACTGGTACTCCAGTGACTACCTCGACCAGGTGGCCCCGACCCCTCCCGCACCGAAGCCTGCCTGGTCGAAGGACCCGGTGGTCACGCTCTCGATGGCGAAGGTGCCCGGCTCCGTCTCCTACCTGCAGGGTGTCGTCCGGGTGGACGGGGTGACCGCTTCCGACGGCAGCAAGCACCCGGTGGTCTACCTGCTGGCCCAGGATCCGGGCAACGACGGCAACACCCGCTTCCTCGCCTTCTCCGCCAACGGCACCTACCTGAACTCGATGACGGTGAAGAACGGCGGCCACGGACAGACCTTCCACGCCTACCGCTCAGCTGCGGGCAACCTCTACGTCTGGACCCTGATCGGTAGCACCGCCTACCGGATCAAGTGGCAGCCGGGGAAGACGATCACCACCAGCAGCGCCGGGGTCGACAAGATGGCCTACGGCGACGCCCGCCCGGTCGGCACCTACGAGCACTGGGTCGGGTTTCGCGACGCCACCGACACCCGAGAGACGTTCACCCTGCACGACCGGTTCGGCTTCACCGACCCGGCGAACAACTCCCCGGCCCCGGTCAAGCGGATCACCGTCAACAAGCGGAAGTCCCCGACCCAGCAGACCTGGGCGTTCTCCGACACCCGGATCTACCGGCTCTACGGTGCGACCAACTCCGACCCGCCGAACGGCTCGAAGCTGCACCTGCTGGACGTGCTCGACTGGTCGGGCAAGCTGCTGCTGTCGCTGGACATCACCAAGATGCACGTGCCCACCACCAGTGACGAGCCGGAGGGCATCACGTTCACCGGCACGCCGGGGTCCCTGCTGGTCGGCAAGCGTGAGGGGTCCACGGACAAGGCGAAGCGGACCTACCCGATCTGGCAGATGTCGGGTCTGCCCTGATCGACTGGGGGACCTTCATCTTCGGCTTCGCCATCGGGATCGTCCTCGGACTCTGCCTCGGCATCGTCGCGGTGATCATGGGCGACCCGAAGGAGTGAGCGATGACCGTGCCGCAGAAACCACCCACCCGGCGACAGTCCTGGCTGATGAAGCGCAACACCGGCGACATCCTCGTGCTGCTGATCGCCTCCACGGTCTGCTTCGCGGTCACCGTCTCGGTCATCTCGGTGGTGATCCTGCAGTTCGTGCAGCCGGAGAACAAGGGCGGCTTCGCCGTCGTCGGGGATGTCATCAACACCCTCATCTCACTGATGGCCGGCTTCCTCGCGGGGAGGACTGACGCCACCTCCGCGCTCGCCTCGAAGGAGGTGCTCGACAATGCGGAGATTGCTCAACGCGATAACCCGTAGGCCATGGCTGGGCTTCGGGCTCGCGGCGCTACTCGGCACCGTCGCCTTCGCCATGGCTCTCCTCGTGCCGGAGCCGAGCCCGCCCGGGGTGACTCAGACCATCGAAGGGCAGCCGGGACCAGTCGGCCCGTCGGGGCCTGCCGGACCGCCGGGAGCGCCCGGTGTGGACGGGGTGGGACAGCCGGGACCGCCAGGCGAGCAGGGCGACGTCGGCCCGCCGGGCGTGCAGGGTGAGCCCGGAGGCCCGGGTCCCACCGGTCCGCCGGGGGCGAACGCGACCGGGGCCCCAGGCGTTGAAGGTCAGCCCGGCGAGGAGGGCGCCGAGGGCGAGCAGGGTGAGCCAGGCCCAGTCGGTCCACAGGGCGAGCCCGGAGAGGACGGCACTGACGGCGAACAGGGTCCACCTGGGCCAGTCGGACCCACTGGCGCCCCCGCCCCCAGCCCCACCGCTGCCAGCCAGGTCTTCTGCCCGCCGGGGTTCACCTTCTCGGAGGTCGAGGTTCACCAGAGGGCTCCTGTCGACCAGGATCTGACGGTGTGGGTGTGTGTTCCTGATGCGGAGGCTCCGGGGGGCTAGGCCAGTACTGCTCGACCAGGTAGGCGAGGAAGCGCAGCGGCAGGGCTGCGGTCCACAGCACGGCCCAGATCATCCCCGTCTCCGCTGGAACTCCGCCGACGTGCGGCGCCTCTGGTACTCGTTCCGGTGCGGGTTGTGAGCGGGGCACTTGTCCCGCTTCTTCTCGCGGGTCCAGCCACCGAGCCAGAGCGCGTTGCGCACCCTCTTGGCCGACTTGCCGGGCTGGGTGGAGCAGACCGGGCATCCCTTCATGTCGCAGCACACGGTCACCTGCTTGGCGGCACTCATGGTCACGACAGCAGGTTGACCAGTGCCAGGATCACCAGGAAGCCGACCAGCACGAGGATCACGGGGACCATCCAGCCAGGTGTGTTCATGGCCTCAGGGTAGGCCGACTTAGGCGGCCTAAGCACTCCCCCGGCGACAGACTCCTCCGTCAGGTGTACGGTCAGCGGCTAGGAAGTTCTTTCCGCTGGACCTTGGTGCCCGGGAATCTCGACTTGCGCTTGGCGCAGACCCACTTTCGAGCCGAGGAGCAAGTCCCGTGGAGATCAACCAGAAGTTCAGCGAGCTGGCCGACGACGCCCTCGCCACCTACGCCGCCCAGATCCGGGCCGCCTTCGAGGCCATCGCCGCGCTGGACGCGCCGAGCGAGGCCCAGGTCACCGAGGCCGAGGGGTACGCCGACCACCTGGACGCCATCACCGCCCTCCAGGCCGAGCGGGTCACCGCCGCCGAGGCGCTCGCCACCCGCAGCGCCGCCCTCCGCACCCGCTTCTCCACCGAGCCCGTCGAGGAGACCGGTGACGAGGACGAGAACGACGACGAGGACGAGGAGGCCGTGGAGGGTGAGGTCGAGGAGGTTCCCGTCGAGACCACGACCCAGCCGCCGACCAAGGCACGCTCCGGTGTGGTCACGCTCAGCCGCAAGGTGAAGCGCCCGGTCAAGCCCGCGGCCACCCGCAACCCGATCTCCATCACCGCCGCGGCCGACGTGCCCGACTTCTCCACCGGCGCCAAGATGGGCGACCTGACCGAGGTCGGCAAGGCGATGGTCAACCGGATGCGCGGCTTCGGTACCCCGTCCGGCGACGGCAGCATCGAGGACCTCCGCCACGCGGGCGTCGCCTCGTTCAAGCTGGAGTTCCCCAAGGAGCTCACCATCGACCGTGGCTCCGACGACATGGAGGTCATGGCCGAGGCTGCCCGCGAGGCCCGCCTCCCCGGTGGCTCCCTGGTCGCGGCCGGTGGCTGGTGTGCACCGAGCGAGACCATCTACGACCTGTGCGCGGGGGAGACCACCGACGGCATCGTGTCCATCCCCGAGGTGAACGTGGCCCGGGGTGGCATCCGCTACACCCGGGGCCCGGACTTCTCCGACATCTACACCAACGCTGGCTTCTGCCAGACCGAGGCGCAGGCCATCGCCGGGACCACCAAGCCCTGCATCGAGGTGCCCTGCCCGCCGTTCGTCGAGGTCCGCCTGGACGCCTGCGGCATCTGCATCAAGGCCCCGATCCTCACCAACGCCGCGTACCCGGAGCTGGTCCAGCGCTACATCAGCGGCTCGATGATCGCCCACCAGCACAAGATGAACAACAAGGTGCTGACCGCGATCACCTCTGGCTCGACGGCCAAGACCGCCACCGGGCTCGGCGCGGTGTCCACCGACACCTTCGAGGCCCTGACCATCTACGGCAACCAGACCCGGCAGAAGTACCGCCTGGGGATCAACTCCAGCCTAGAGGTCCTCGTCCCGTTCTGGGTCAAGGACGTCATCAAGCTGGACATCGCCCGGCGCAACGCCATCGCCGTGGAGGTCGTCACAGACGCTGTGGTGGCGAGTGAGTTCTCGGCTTACAACCTGGCCGTGCAGTACGCCTACGACTGGCAGGAGCTGCCCTACGCCGACGTCACCGGCCCGCCCGCCGTGGACGCCGACAAGTGGCCGACCACCTTCAAGGCGGTGCTGTACCCGGCGGGCACCTGGATCAAGGGCACCGCGGACATCATCAACCTCAACGCTGTCTACGACGCCGCCTCGCTGGCCACGAACATCTACACCGCGCTGTTCTTCGAGCAGGGCATCCTCGTGGCCAAGCAGTGCTACGACAGCCTGGCTGTCGAGATCCCGGTCTGCACCGCCGGTCGCTCCGGAGCCGCCAACCTCACCTGCGCCTGAGTTCTTCTCCACTGAGGCTCAGACGAGAGAGGGAGGTGCTGAATGGCTACCGCACTAGCAGGCGCACGGCAGTCCGTCGCGGCACCGGCACGCACGGCTCGTCGGTTCGGTCTGCTCTCCGTCGCCGAGGTCGTCAGCGGCGGTGACACCCACTGGATGCTCGGTGGGCTCACCGCCGACGGCGAGGAGTGCTCCGAGCCGCTGGAGGGGGACATCCCCTGCGGCCCGTCCACGGCGAAGACCTCACGGTCGTGGTACTCCGACCTGGAGAGCGACCCCTGGCTGGCCTACATGTACGAGACCTGCAAGACCGTGGGCCGGGTCAACGAGTCGCAGGCCAAGCTGCGGACCCGGTTCGCCGCCGCCGAGCAGTCGGCGGTCGAGATCGGCTTCCAGAAGCACGTTCTGCTGGGGGCCTACTCGTGGGGTGAGCAGCCCTCCATCCCGGCGGCCATCGGTCGCCTGGAGCAGGAGGCGGGCGAGGCCTACGGCGGACAGATCATCATCCACCTGCCGTTCATCGCGGCGGAGGTCGCCTCCTCCCAGGGAGCCTTCGAGCGGGTGGATGGTCACCTGGAGACCGTCGCGGGTAGCCGGGTCTCGATCGGCAACTACTCGGTCTCCGAGGACGGTGGCACCCAGGACGTACCAGTCCTCTACGCCACCGGCGCGGTCACGCTCTACCAGGGGAACCTGGTCGAGACCGGCCCGGTGATCGGCTACGGGGCCGGTGGTGCCGGGACCAACGACTACTACGTGCTGGCGGAACGGGGCTATGCGGCGCTGGTCGACTGCTTCCTGGCCAGTGCCACCGCCCCGCTGTGCCCGTGTGGCGCCTGATGAACCGGAGGAATGAGAACCATGGCTGAGGACACGAACGAGCCGGTCGAGATCGCCTTCGACGACGACCCGGGCAAGCAGGCCACCCTGCTGCTGGCAGCAGCCGAGGACCTGGACCTGGACCAGGGTGAGGTCCGCACCACCGCGGGCGGCTTCCTGGTCTCCCAGGAGATCGCCGAGAAGGCGTTCCCGAAGAAGAAGGCCGCGGCCAAGAAGGCCGCGGCCAAGGACGAGGAGAAGGACTGATGGCCGGTTCCAACACCTGTTTCTCGCTCGTCCGTGGGCGGGCGATGCGGGTCACCCGACTCGATGGCTGTGGGTCGGTCGACCTCGGCCCCGACTCCTCGATCGTCAGCGACGGCTTCATCACCGTGCAGCTGACGGCACAGACCGACGAGGGCGAGACCATCTCGGTCACCAACGCCGCTGGCAAGGTCTGCATCCTGGACGAGCCCTGCCCGGTCTTCACCGGCTACGAGGTCCAGGTCGAGTTCTGCGGCGTGGACCCGCTGCTGTACGAGCTGATGACCGGGATGCCGTCGGTCACCGACGCGGAGGGCAACCGGGTGGGCATCCGGATGAACTCCGGCATCGACGCCTGTGGCTCCGGCTTCGCGCTGGAGGTCTGGTCCTCGGTGCCGAGCGCGGTCTGCGACCCGAACGCCGGTGTCTCCTTCGGCTACTTCCTGGTGCCGTTCATCAAGGGCGGTGTCATCGGTGACTTCACCATCGGCAACGACGCGGTGAACTTCACCCTCTCGGGAGCCAAGAGCAAGGACGGCAACAACTGGGCCGAGGGTCCCTACGACGTGGTGAAGGACGACGCCGGTGCTGCCGGTCCGCTGCTGGAGCCGGTCGACAGCCGGGACCACCTGTGGATGCAGCTGACCACCGTGCCGCCGCCAGAGCCCTCCTGCGATGCCGTCGCGGTGGGCGTCCCGGCCACCGGTGCCACCGCTGGTACTCCCGGCACGGCCACCCCGTCCCCGGCGTACTTCCCCGACGACTTCGCCGCCCTGGACGCCAGCTCGATCACGGCCAGCCCGACCACGGCCTGGACCGCCGGGCAGTACATCGTGCTGGACGACGGCACGTTCGCCCACTGGACCGGAACGGACTGGGCCACCGGGAAGGCCTAGGCCTTAGATGACCTAAGTGACGGCCACGCCTTCCTGACGGGGCGTGGCCGTCTCCCTGCCAGTAGAGGAGGATGCCGTCATGGCGACGCTTGAAGAACTGCTGGCCCTGCTGCCGGACAACACGACGGGTGCCATCGACGCCGCCGACCTGCGGACCATCGTCACCGACCTCTACACCACCTCGGCGGCGCTGCTCGACGAGCTCAGCACCCTCGACAGCCAGGTCAGCGAGGTCACCGGGCAGACCGCCCAGAACACTGCCAACCTGTCGGCAGTGACCGGCGAGGTCGCCACCCTCAGCACCGACTTCGACGGCCTCCAGGCCGATCTGGTCGCCGTCCACGCCGACATCACCGGGCTGACCACGACCACCCAGGACCTGTCGAACGCCGTCGGGCTGCTGTCATCCTCCCTCGCTGCCTCCCGCTCGCAGATCACCTCCCTGACCGCCCGGGTCACGGCGCTGGAGAACAGCGAGCCGCCACCGGTCCTGCCCGACCCGCCGTTCTTCACCTTCACCGGCACCACGTTCCACCCGGTCGTCGAGCTGTCCTCCGGTCCCGCTGTGGACATCACCTGGCGCACCTTCGACACCACCATCGTCGGCACCGGTCCGACCCCGACCATCACCATCGCCGGGTCGGCAGCCAAGACGGTGACGATGGAGGTCCTCGCCGCTGGCGTCGCCGCCTACGACCGGGTGCTGACTCTCAACTTCGGCTTCGACTCCACCAACGACGCGGGCCGCTACAACATCGGCCCGACCTTCAACAAGGCCGCGGAGCCGATCGTCGGTGCCGGTGGGCTCGGCCTGCTGACCGGCCTGCGCCGGTTCCTCGCGGCCAACACCCCGCTCACCGGCGTGCTCGACCTGACCGGCCTGGCGGCACTGGAGTACGTCGAGTGCTTCTTCGCCGAGATCACCTCGGTCACCCTGACCGGCTGCACGTCGCTGATCCGGCTCTGCCTGGAGCACTGCGACATCTCCGCCATCGACCTCAACCCGGTCGCGGCCAACCTGTACGACCTGCGGATGGCGGTCCAGACCGCGGCCTCGACCACCTTCGCCACCATGACCGCGCCGCTGGTGCACCTCTACCACTACTGCACCCGCGCGAACCTGGTGCTCAACTCGGTGCCGCTGTCGAGGCTGCCGGTGATCGAGCAGTACTGGATCTGGAACACCGGCCAGTCCGTCTCGGAGCGCCCGATCTCCACCCTGCTGACCTCGTTCCTGGCCTACGACAACACCTTCAACGAGGCGTCGGTCGACCTGATCCTGGACGGCCTCGACGACAACGTGACCGACGACGGCACGGTCCGGCTGCAGGGGTCGGCCGGACCCTCGGCGGCAGGCCAGGCCGACGCGGACTCGCTGGAGCTGAAGGGCTGGACGGTGCTGATCGAGCCGGGCTCCGGCAGTGGCACCGTGCCCGACCCGACGGCCATCTTCTATGACTATTTTGAGTCCATCTCGGGGCTCTGGTACGGCGATGCCTCGCTCAGCGTCTACGACATCGCGGGCGGCACCCTGCGGCTGTCCCCGCCCAACTCGGCTGGCTACCGCAGGGCCGCGGTGCGGGCCAACGTCGGGGAGAACGTCTCGGTGCGGGGCACCCGTCTGACCAACGGTGCGGTCGACACCGGCATCTTCGGCATCTTCGCCCGGCTGGTGGAGACACCGCTGACCGAGGGTGTGCGGATCCTGCACAAGGCCGACGGCACCATCACGGTCGGCTCCACGGCGGGCTCGGCGGTCGGCGACATCGCCCTGACCCACCACACCCACCCGGCGTCCTGGACGATGCTGCGGGCCGACCTGAGCGGCGCCAACATCAAGGTCTACCTGGACGCCACCCTGGTCGCCGAGGGCACCCTGCCCAGCGCTGGAGGCAACGCGCTGACTGGTCGGCAGGTCGGGTTCCTCGGTGAGCCCGACGCGATGAACCAGCGGTGGGCCTCCCTGGAGGTGATGAACGCCGCCGCACCACCGCCACCGCTCGGCGCGATCATCTGGGAGGACCTGTTCCAGCGGCCCGACGCCACCGGGGCCCCAGCGGTCGGCAACGGCTGGAACACGTCGTCGACCACCAACGACCTCAACATCGTCAGCCAGCACTTCTGCCCCTCCGTCAATGCGGGCGGCACCAACGTCTTCCGGCGGTTCTCGACGCCCGGCAACGGCCTCATCGGCGACAACTGCCAGATCACCGCCCGCATCCCACTGTCCCGGCGGCAGAACGGCAACTACGGCATCATGGCCCGCCGTGGCGACTCCACCGGTGGGGTGAAGGTGCTGTTCACCACCCTGCTCGCGTCCGGGGTGCGGATCGGCACCGCCGACTCCGGCACCTCCGGTC